GTGCGCCGTAATAAAAATGAGGGTAAAGAATGTGGTTGAATCATAAAGAGACCAGGGCTATGTAACAGGTTCAAACACGAACCCGAAACTGCTGCTCCTCGAGCACGAGCCAGGTACCTTTCGTCAGACAGTCGGGAGGAGGGACAACCAGCGCCCCCGGAACACCGGGCGACGCCTTCGTATCCTCCCAACCCTCTGATCCAGCCGCGAAGTCCAAGCGTGAACGGAGAAACGCAATATGCGTCTTAACGGAAGGTCCCACCGTCTTAACGGGAGGGGCCCGCCGCCGGACCATCTTCGGGAGGGTATAACCCTCCTTCCAACTTCTCCATGCACGCTCTTCCACCGCATCCCAATCCGTGGATCCGCTATCCGTTGTCTCGGATTTGGACACCTCGGTGCTACCCCCATACTTAAAAAATATAGGTTTCTTTTGTAACACCTTAACGCGCTCGGTCTCGAAGGGGAGCTCTGAAAAAACTCTCAAGGCCTCGAGATCGAACTGGGTATCCTCTTCCTTGACCCAGACCTCCTTGCGATACGGAGAAGGTCGGTACGAGTAGAAGGGACGGGAACGGAGTCTGACCTTGTCCTGGAATTGGCCGAACAAACGGCGCGTGACATTACGACGGAGGTCTTTACGAGAGTAACGTTGCCAATGAGCCTCGAAACCGCTCATCGACAATTGCCGAAAATACTCATTCGTCAGATCCTCCACAGACACGCCAGACATGGTCTGCTGCCAGGCAAGGTCCAGGAGCTCATCAAAGAACTCCTGCTCCTCCGCCAACCTCCCCCGCGCCTCCCTAGCGGACACCCTCTTCCACCCTGCAGGAATCTTGACCCTGCCCTCAAGCTTACTTGGTGGTTGCGGCATGGCCAGTTCCCGGTTAAAACGATCAACCGGGACTGAATTGAAATACCATAACTCGCGATACCACAAGCCCGAACGCTTGAGGGCCTCGGCTGAGGCCTCAATTCCAAGTCCCCTGGTGACACTCCGACCAGATTTCCTAATCAACTTCGCCCGTCGACGAAGCCACACGACCGACAGCCGCTCCCTCAACTCCCCACGAAATCCTTTCAAGAACCCACGAAGGGCCCCTGAAAGAGAATTCGGAAATACACACTTCCCGTCCGCAAGAGAGGAGAAACGGATTACTGGAACCAGTTTCACGTACCTCTCGGTAGATCGGAAGAAAGTAGAATTGAGGGAGAAGAAGGTGCGGTGGACCATTGTCTTCCCGGGAGAGAGGCGCAAACCAACGCTGGACACAAAAGCTGCCCAACGTTCGTATGCATCCCGGGACGCCCGAAATACTATGTCATCACCATTTATGCGGACTGGCACCGATGCCGGGAAAATCCACCTAAATGCAAAATAATT